CTCGCGGCGGCCTTGAAAGCGGCAATCTGCGCGTTGGTCCAAACCTTATTGCGGCGGTCAGTGGTGTAGAGCTTTTCGACGCCCTGATCGCGGCATGGATTGGCCGGCAGCTTGCCGCGCTTCTTGCCCCAGTTCAAAACAATGTTGAAAAACACATAGGCATAGTCAGCCTGCCGCTTCGAGCGCTTGGCGATGGCGTCACGCCAGTCGAGGATATCGCCTCGGACCTGGTCGGGCGTATCCGCGAGCGCGGCGCCAGGGAGATCGCCAAATGTCTCGACGACGACCTTGGTGAGTTTTCGATAATCCTTTTGAGTGCGCGGCGCGCGCTTCAGGAAGTCTTCGCTGTCGAGATATTTGTCGACCGTCTCGCCAATTGTCGCGAAGCGCGTGGCGGTCGGCTGAACGCGCTCGGGAGTGCGAACTTCACGGAGCCGCTTTACCTCAGCGTCGAACGCCGCCGTCCCTTGCGGGACGGTGATGCGGGGGCCGCCCCGCCAAGCGTAGGCATATTTTCCGACGTAGTGGACGCCGTCTCGTTTTTGCTTTTGCACCGCTGTTTCGCCTTCCAGAGTTCGTAGTCCGATGGGCCGGAGGGAACAGCGGACTTTTCCGTAAGACTTGGGATATGGCCAACGGCGTTGGAAATTACAATATCGCCTTGAGCGCTAATTTTGAACTCGGAAACCTCCAGGCCGGCCGCCCTGGCGGCTCGCAGAGCACGGGTCACGTCAACCTGGCGAAACAGGGCAGGGCGCGGACTCATAGCGTGTTCCTGGCGGTCCGCCGGACGTGCGAGCGAATGTTCTCCAGCATGTGCCAATTGACCGTCGTTCGGGGCACGACGGTGATGCATTTGCGGCCGGCGATCGACCAATAAATGACAACGTGCCGGCCGGACCGTTGGCGATCGATGGCGCCGCCTAACCGCAGGATCTCGGTCCGCACCGGCTCAACCAGGCCGCAAATGCGCGAGCTGTGCATCAGATTTCGTCCTCGTCGACCACCCGGAGATCGTCTCGGGTCATGCGAGGCATTGTTTGGCCGCCAAGACCGTCCGAAGGCACAGTGCGGTCGTTGTAGAGCCTTGCGAGGCGGGATGGTGAGCAACTCTCCAAATCCCATCGAACGCCGCTTGGGTCGGTCCAGTAGCGCGTTAGACGCCACAGACGATGCCCCATGATTGGATTGGCGCGCTTTGGGTTGTCGAACGCCGGATTAAGTGGACGCGCGCCTAATCGATAAATCATATCCGACAGCGCGCGCAGATCCGGCATCTCGCTTTTCGGTACGCCGCGCAGTTCAATCTCTTTGAGAATTTCTGTTGTTGTCGCCACCGGCAGCATTCCATGCGGCGCGCCTTTTCCTCCCATCTCGATTTCTCCTTGCCATTCTTTGAAGACATATTCCCAAGCGGTTTCCGCCATCTGCTCTTTGGCGTCACTTTCTGGTGCGTTCCCGGTCATCAAAAGCGCATCGCTGGGGGAGATCGGCAAGCAGTGCAGATACTCACTGATCACTGGCCAGCAGACGTTGAAAGAGGCGCGGGCCTCCGCGTAATAATGGGCCTCTCGTTGGTCATCGGCGAAATTGGCCGCCACTCGAAAACGACGATCCTCGGCCGGAATTTTCAAAGGGTGGTGCTCGTTAGAAAAGATGACCAAGCCGACGACGTTGCGCGCTGCGTAGGCTGCTTGTCGAATGCGGCGGACCATGACGACGTCGACGCCGGACGTGATGAGCTGCAGGTTGGTGTAGACGTCGTCGCGCGCTTTTTCTTTCATCTCGCTGACGCCGACCAGATGTTTTTCCGCGTAGTCGTTGAATTGGCTCGCTAAGAGGTTCGGCGTCGCCTGGTAGAAATCATCACCATGGGCTTTTCGCAGTGGCTGAAGCAGAAGGTCCTTGCCTCTGCCGCCTTTTGTTTGAATGATCCAATGCCAGCCGGGCGCTTTATCGGGGTTCTGCAGCATCCATGCATGCCATAGGAACCACAGACGAACGGTCTCTAAGTCACCAAAGACAAATGAAGCCAAATCCCGATAGAAATCGATTATTTTTGGATCGATCAGTTTGCCTTTCCAGGGCCGTGGCGGCGCAGACCAGAGGTTGAGAAATTGCTGACCATCCAGCGTCAAAAAACGATCTTTGCCAGGCTCGTTAACAACGCCGCGGGCTTTATTTTGACTACGCTGAGAAAAAATGTAAGCCAACGTACGCTTGCCGCCGCCAAGTGCGCGACGCAGAATTTTTTCATCCGCAGCAAGTAGCAAATTAAAGTCAGCGGCTTTGATCGGTCTAATCGACGAGCGCGGCGGCATGACGTAAAAATCACCGCCAACCAGGCACCAATTGTTGAGAAACGCCAGGCGCGCCTCGGCGTCCGTATCGGCTTCTGCGACCAGCTCGGGCGCAACCTCCTCGATCGGCGGATCGGCGAAATCGCGGCGGGCCATTTCGAGCGGCTGGCGTTGATTGGCGTACATGCGCAGTTTGCCAGCGCCGCTGCGGGACTGACGCATTGAGTCCCAAAAGATTTCGGGCTTGCGGTCCTGGGGTTGGTCAACCTGGTCGCACCAGGCGAGCCATTGCACCCGGCCCCAGTCGGCGCCGCCGCTCGCGCCATACATCGCCGCGCCCATTTCGATGAACTCGCCGTAAGGCTCGAATGTCTTATCGTTGGGGATCAGCTCGACCAGCGCCTCCATTTCCTCCGGCGTGCAACGTTCGGGCTCGCGCTGCACCTGGTTGAACGCATAAAGGCGGGGGCGGTGGGTAACTTCGAAGTCTTGCCCGATCGCGACCCAAAAGGCTTCGAACTCAGCCAGATTGACCGACACCAGGGGAACGTCGGCGGGGTCATTCTCCCAGACATAGGGCCGGAGCCGCTTGGGGTGGATGCCGTGCATGTTGAAATAGCGGCCTGGCCCGAGAAACTGGATCTGGCCATGCGCGCCGTTGCTCTGCACGACGTCGATGTTGAACGACGCCGGCATCGGTCCTTCAAGACGCAGGCAGATGAGGAGCTTGGTGTGCGCTGGGTGGTCAACGCGCCGCACCGCCAGGTTCCGGCCATAGATCCCGTAGGCGAGCGCCAGCACACGCTCAGCGTCGGCGCGGACAGTCAGGTCGACATCGTGCGCGAACACGCCGGCGTTGCCGGTGCGGTTACCGATAAAAGCGCCCCACTCGTCCCACTTCTTGGCCAGCGCTATCGTTGCATCGCCGAGATCCTTCCAGCCGCCGTACCATGTGCCGTCAGCCTTGCGCTGGCCTGGCACCTTGCCGCGGTTCAAAGGGTCGATTTTTGAGTTCGGAGAAAGCGTCGCGTCGTGCGGAATGACGGGGACAAGGTTTTTGGAATAGTCCCGGACATAGTCGACGTGCCGCTTAGCGGTCATTTCTTGTCCTCCCTCATATGAGCAAATCCACTCGCCGGCAGATGTCCTCGATGTATTCGGCTTCGCGCTCGATTAGGATGGCGTCGAAACCCTGATCCATTGCGGCTCTGCCGGTCATGCCGGTGCCAGCGAACGGGTCGAGTACAACACCGTTAGGGGGCGTTATCAGCCGAGTGAGCCATGCCTTGAGCCTGAGCGGCTTAATGGTCGGATGTTTCGATCCGTTGCGTTCGGCTTTGCTGGCCTTGGCGGAATAGAAGAAGCGGGCTGCGGAGCCAGAGTCACCGGGATCGACTGGCCCCTCACCAGCGGCTCCGATATTGCCCCAGCCCTCAGTCTTGATACAACGCTTTGTGGGGGTCGCATTACCCCTCGCGCGCGTCTCCGGAAACAGATCCAGCACTTCGTCAGAGCCGTCATGGCAGAGATTGGCGGGGAAGCGGCCGAGCGTGGAAGGCTCCCATTCGGCTTGGCGAGACGCGCGCTTGTCTATGCCATAAATTCCATTAGCGCCGGATAGGTTCGTCGGATTGATGCTCCCCGGCTTGGGCACAGCCCCTTCGATCCGACACCCATCCACATTTATCGCGCCCGTCCCCCAGCGCAGAACGTTCGCGGCGACTGTCTTTTCCGACAGAGGCTTGCGGGCGAGGCAAATCGGCTCCCAGGCGGGCTTTAGAGCCGTGCCCCAGCCTTCCCATTGTCGAGCGGCGTCGGTAGCCGGGGCGGTGAGAGGCAGCGCGCTACCGGTCCCGAGCGGTCCAGACATCGAGCCTGAATCTTCAGAACCGCCACCATGCCGGTGATGGATGCCGACAACCTCGCGCTCTGCGCCCGCTGCCTTATCAATCCCCTTGCTCACGTCATAAGATTTTGGAAAGCCTGAGCCGTAAACCCACGCTAGTTGATCGCGGATTTCAAACTCGGCGTCCTCGATCGCGCACGCCAGCCGGTGGTAAGAGCGCGTGCCGCCAAATGCCGCGACGTGACCGCCGGGCTTCAGCACGCGGAAAATCTCAGACCAAAACTTGACAGCAAAGGCCGTCGAGTCGTTGTCCCAATGCTTGCCCATAAACGCAATTGCGTAAGGCGGATCGGTCACGACGCTGTCGATCGAATTGTTGGGCAATGTCTTAACGACGACCATGCAATCATCATGGAAAACGCGAACGTAGCCGCTCATTTGCCGTATCTCGCCATCACGCTTCCCTCGGCCTTTAGGGGCAGGCCGGTAGCCCACGGCGGGGGCTCGCCCATCACCGCCTTCATCTCACGCAGACGGGCGTCAGCGCGGCACTGTAGAGGCTCTGCGATGATTTCGTCGTGGATGGTGGTCAGAAGGTCGTCGTCATCGTCATCGAGCTGCAGCACCGCGCCGGCGAGCAGATCGCGGGCGACCGCCTGCGTCATGTTCTCGACGAACTTGCCGCCCCAGGAGCGAATCCGGGTCCACTTTTTTGTCCAATCCAAGCCATCGTAGCGGATGACGTCCTCAACCCACGACGCGCCGTCCGGGTCGTTGATGATCTCGTCGATGCTGGCGTTGCGGTAGACGATCTTTCGACCGCTCGGGAGCCGCATTAAAAGGGCGCCGGCGAGCCGTTCATCGGTCGCCATGCGAAAGGCGACCCGCTTCGTGCTGATCCAGATCCAGCGATCGTTGACATGGCCCTTGATGACCATGCGGATGATGCCGTCGACTTCATACCAAAGCGAGCGAATGCGATGATTAGCGTCCCGCCAGGCATACACATTTCGAACGGAATCCTCGGGGCTCAGTTCGATGAAGTAGGGCGGGTTTTGCGCAATGATGCGAACGCGCCGCGGTCCTGCGCCGAAGCCGCACGACAGCACCAGGAGCTTACCCAGATCGCGGCTATTCGAGCCAACGTCGTGGGCGGCTTTCTTGTAGATGTCGCTGCCGCGGCGAAAAACATCTAGCGCATCGTCCTGGCCGGCTAGCCAGGCCACAACTCTCGCCTCGATGCCGGAATAGTCGCAGACGGCGAAGGCATGCCCCTCGGCAGGCACGTAGGCCCCGCGTAGGCATTGGCTGACGACATCCATCGGGTTGCCGTGGACGAAGTCGAGCGTCCCGGCGTCGACCCCCCAGATGATGTCGTCGATCGCCGCGCGGGCGTCGATCTCCTTCGATGGCCGCGGATAATTTTGAATCTGCGGTCCGCGGCCGGCCCAGCGCAGTGTCCGCATGGCGCCGCCATACTGGGTTAGACCCCGAATGCGGCCGTCGTCGTCGAGATAGCTAGACATCGAGCGCAATTTGGCGGTCGATGATTTCGCCCCTTGCTGGTAGAGCGTGATGATCTCGCGGTGGCGGTCGAGCAGGTCGTCTTTCAGCACCAGCGGCAGCACGCGCTTGTCGAGACTGTCGATCGCGACACCCTCGGCTTTCAGGTAGGCAAGCAGGCGCGCGGTTTGGGTTGGGCTGGTGATATGGTTGTCGGTCAAATAGGCCAGCCCCCGACCGATGCGGATGATCTCGCCATCGACCACCGTCTGCATTTTCTGCACCGCGTCGGTGTCGACCCTTAAGCCGCGGTGGTTCATGCGCTGGTCGAGCAGCCATAAACAGCGCTCCTCCGGTGGCATTGGTCGCAAGCGCCGGCCGATAGACCGTTCCGCTCGCACATCCTGGGCGCAATATTCGCCAAGACGCTGCAGGAGTTGTGGCTCGTCCTGGTCCCACCAGGTGATCGAGCCATCCTTGTGCGGGCGTGGGCGCATCATCTTGCGCATCAGCGCCGCACCCTCTTTGTCTTTTTCCATGTTGGTCTTGAGAACGATCGCCGCTTGTTCGAGCTTGGGCGGCACGCCCCACACCAAGGCTTGCGCCATGGTGCAATGGAAACGCTCGATTGGTAGCGGCGGTAGGCCATGCCGGATCGCGCAAGCGTTCCAGATGTTGAATTCGAAAGCGGCGTTCCAGGCGTGGAACTCAAGCCCCGGATTCCGCGTCGCCTCGATTAGGTCGGCGGGGGGATGTTGGAATGTTGGATACCAAACGACAGGGTCATCCTCCTCGATCGCGTAAGCAAAGCAGAGGATGCGGGTTGAGGGCAGGCGCGCGTATTTATGGGCGCCGATCTGCGGCAAGGAGCCACACGACGTCGATTCGAAATCTCCAGAGAGCCGAAGCGCCATAAAAAATAATGGCGTGGGCTTTCGGCCCACGCCCCTGTGAGTTGAAAATCAAACGTCTTCGTCAGCGTTGGCGTCGTCGAATTCGTCGTCGAACGATTCCTCGACCGGCTTGCGGCCATCGAGGCGCTTCAGGCCCTCTGACTTAATGATCTGGACGTGGTTGAGCCCGAGCGAGACGCCCTTCTTGCCGCTGTGCTCCCAGGCGAATGGATTGAGGGAGAAGCGGACATATTGACCGGCCCAAACCTCGTTTGAATCGGTGATGTGATTGCGACCGGTGTCGACCACGCCGGGCCTCGATTTCGACCAGCAATTGAAGAAAACCTCGTAATCCTGGGGGAAGTTTTCTTTCTCGGCGCATTGGCGAATCGGCGACTTCACCGACTTGCCCAGGATGAGCTTTGGAAACGCCGCCAGGGATTCAGCCTGGATCGCGTCAAGCAGCGCTTTCCACGCCGGCGACTTCATCTGCTGTTTGTTCAAGAGGCCAACGGCGGAATAGACCAGTTCGATGCTGCCCTCCGCCCTGGGCGTCGGCTTCCACAAATGCGGGTACGATAGGGTGACGACGGGGCTTTGCAATGCGGCCATGACGGTTACTCCTTTGACGCGGTTTTGATCCGGCTCATCAGCGCCCGCCGGAGGGGGTCGTCCCACGCCATCTGAATTGCGCGAGCGCGCTTCAGGAGGCTTGGGTGGCGTTTCTTGGTGGTGATCACATACGGGCGCGGGGGGCCGCCGCGCTTCCGGTCGCGCCAGGCTTTGACGCGCTCAGCTTCTGTCATCGTCACGGAATCCTTTCGTCGAGGTCGTTGTTGAGCTGCTCTTCGATCAGACGGAGGTCGCTTCGAATGCCGTCCAGCATGCCGACCAGACGGTCGCCGAGCAGCAACAGCGACGCCGCCGTGACTGTTGAATTGGCGTCGCCGCCGACCAAGCCGATAATTTCTTGTGTGCGGCGAAGCAGGCTTTCAGCATCTTCTCGTTCCATCAGATTTCCTCCTCGTCAGTCGCAGACATGCGGAAAGCTTCGCGGGCGGTGAGAATCGCCATCGCCGGCCGTGGATCGCCGGCGGGCACCAGGGATGGCTTGCCAGGCGGCTTGTTGATCAGGCCGTTGAGCAGAAACTGGGTCTGCGTGCGGCCCATGCGCTTGAGCGTTTTCTCGATCCCTGCTGGCGACTGCAGCTCGGGCGGCTTGTAAAAGCGCTCGGCGTCTTGGGGCGTGAACTTGCCGCGCTCGACCAGCTCGCGCAGGATGTCCGAATCCTCTCCCGCCCATTTGCGGTTCGAGCGGCCCTCGACGATCTTGAACCCCGGTACATCCTCGCCGCGATGGATCATCATGGCGGCGTGCTCTTTGAGCTTGTCGATCCAGTCTTCCAAGCGGAGCGCCAGGTTGAGGCGCTCGGCAATCTCATCCGGCGACAAGTCATCAACATTGGCGGGCGACCAGTTGTCGTCAAAAGCGTCTGCAGCCGCCGCATGGGCCAAATCATGCTTGAGCGGGCAAATGGCCAGCGCCGGGCAGAACCGGCACCAGGGGCCATCCTGGAGGCTTGTGTCGCCATCGAGGATGCGCTGCACCGCCGGGATAAGTTTGGCGTCGCGCCACATCCAGAGATCGATGATGTCGATTGTCCACGATTGACGCTCGGCGCCGTCAATGCGGGGCTGGCAGATGATGATTTCGATCTCGTTGATCAGGCCGTCGAGGTGCAGCGTTTCGACGACCGCCAGCGCATAAAACATCGCTTGCGAATTGTTGGCGACGTGGACATGGACGCCCTTGCCGAATTTCAAATCGACGACGGTGAGCTTGCGGCCGATGATGGCGACGAAGTCGGCGGTGCCGTAGCATTCGACGGTCGGCGGGACCGAGCTGATATGGACCCGGATCTCAACCCCGCCGTCCTGCGCCTTGGCGTATAAGGGTCGCACGATGCCGAGATATTCGTTGACGGCGTCGAGCATTTCCTCGGTGACCAAGATGTCATGGCCGTCGACGGTGACCAGCGCGCCGATCGGCGGCAAGGGCTCGTTAGCCAGAGCCGCTTGGGCAATCGTGTGGGCGACCGTTCCTTCCGCGGCGTAGGATGACGCGGGGCCGCCCAGATAGGGCCGGGCGAGCGGCACCGAGCCAGGACAAGCCATCCAGCGCGCGCTCGATGACGCGCCAAGCTCGGCGTGCTCGCTCATCAGACTGCAGGCGATTCAGCGGCGAGTTTCAGCTCAGTCAAAAGCTCGGCCGCCGCCGGCAGGGCGTCGTCCTTGAGATCGCGCAGCCGATCAGCGCCCTGCCCGTCGCGGAACTTGGTGATCGCCAGGCGGACGTCCTCGTCACCCTTCGAGTAGATTTTGGTCAGCCCCTCGATGATCGCCGCCCGATCGATTTTGGCGACCTCGGGTGCTGCAGCGGCAGTCGCCGTGGTGCGCTTGCGGGTGCTCGCCGGCTTGCCGGCGCCATTGCCCTCGGACGCCGCCGGCGCTGGCGTGTCGGGCGTGTCGGTCGCAAGCGGACCAACAAGCATCACTGACGACAAATGCGCGGCGAACTGCCGCAGATCCTCAATGACCGCTGGCGTCGACTCGCCGATGATCCTGATATCAAATTCAATCGCCATTACGCTTGTCCTCCGTTAGACCCAAAGTCTGCAGCTCAAGCGCCTGGGTCGTGCGCATGCGCAGTTCCTGTTTAAGCGTTTCGATCGCCTGCGCTCGCGTCAGCGCCTCGTCGCCCGGCGGCTCTGGTTTGAGCTCGACGAACCAGGTTCGATGCGGCGCGACCGTCCCGCAGTTCGGTTGTCGCCAAGGGTAATGCCAAATCGAGTGGCAGCGTGCGAGCGCGGGCTCGGCGTTGAGCAGGAACACAAGGGCAAGCGCCAACCTCATAGGTCGTCATCCTCCTCGCGTTTGGTTGCGTACGCTTCGAGATCCTCGTCAGAGAAACCCCAGCGTGGACCGACCCTGCGCAGCTGAAAAAAGCCCACAAACTCTTTCGGATAGCGGTGGATCAACAAACGCACATAGATTGCGATGAAGTTATTGTTGAACTTGAACACATCCCCTCGCGTCGCGATGTTGTAGTCCCACCGCATTTTTTCAGCGATGTTCTTGCCGGAATAGCGAACACGACCAGTCGCTTGCATCTGTCGCGCTAGCATTTTGAACATCTGAAACACTTGTGGATTCATCCTATGAAAACGTTCAAATTGCACTCGTAGCCTGACCCCAAAACCTCGATAGACCAGCTCGTCATCACGAATCACTGCGCCGGCTCTAGCGACTTGATGTCAGCCGTCTTGCGGATCAGCGTGCGGGTGAGGGAATCGTCGATCGAGCCGGCGAGCGTCAGCACCCACACCATCAGCGGCTCGACCTGGCCTGGCCGGTTGGCGCGGCCGATCGCTTGGGTCATGGTCTTGGGCACCCAATCCTGCTCGAAGATGTACATGAGGCTGCAGGGCGTGAGGTCGATCACTTCGCCGGCGGCGCTGATTTGCCCGTTGAAGAGAATCTTCTTATCCTCGCGGAAATCTTTGATCGCGGCCTGGCGCTTCGCCGGCGACGTCCGACCGTCGAGGGTGACGCACTTGCCCTTGAAACGGGCGGCGATCGCGTCGATGACGTCGTGATGGACGCTGAAGGCGATGACCTTGCGGCCGGCGAGCACCTCGGGCTCAAGCAGCGCCGCCATCGCCTGCACTTTGATGACGCCGGTCAGGCGACGATTGGTCGCCGAGTGCGGCGACGAACGCGCAATCGCCAGCGCCTCTTCGCCGACAGCGTCGCCGATGTCGCGTGCGAGCAGCGCCTCCGACACGCGCCAATCGGTTATGAGCTTCTCGGGCAGGACCAGGTCGAGGATGTTGACCGGCAGCGCGTCGACGATGACCGCCGGCAGATCCTTCTGCACGTCCTGCTTTTTCACCCGGCGGGCGAAGCGCCCCATGACCCGCTTGAGTTCGGGCGCGGTCAGCTTGTTGGGGCCGACGACCGTCTCGCGCCCGCCGCGGCCGAACTTGGTGACGCAATAGCGGGCAACGAAGGTGTCGTAGCCGGACGCTGGCCCGAGCAGCTCGGGGCGCAGGGCGCGCAAATGCGTGTACAATTCGTTTGGTCGACCATTGGGCGATAGCGTCGCCGACAACAGCATGACATAAGGCGCGCGGTCCTGAACGCCGCCGCTGTCACTGCCAATCGCATAAATCGAAAGGGTGCGATTCGACTCCATCGACATCAGCGCATGCGCTTCGTCGATGACCACCAAGTCATAGCGATACTGGCGCAAGCGCTTTGGCAGACGCGGATATTTCGAGATCAAGCTGAAGGGCACGACGGTGACGTTAGCGTCATGCAAGGAAGCATCAGGGTTGCGGATGAGATCGACGCTGCGACGCATCTCACTGTGCTTGGCGAATTGCGCCTTCCAGTGTTCGAGCGCGATCACCGGACAGATGACCAAGATGTACTGAGCGCCAATTATATCGGCGAGTGCGATCGCCGTGCCGGTCTTGCCGGTGCCGGTGTCGTCCCACAGCGCGACCTTCTTCTCGCGCAGGGCGAAGGCGACGCCGCTGGTCTGATGGGGCCACAGCGGCATCAGTTCGCTCCCAGCAAGAGAACCGGGCCGTTGGTCTTATAGGCGAGCGCGATCGGCTCGCGGATCTGCTCGTAGACAGTGCGGCCGTCGGGGGTGACGATGTCGCCGACGAAGGCTTGTTCAGTGGTGACGATCTTGGCCTCGATCGCAGCGAAGCGGGCCTTGATCATCAGCAGGAGCGCACGCCAGCGCTGTCGCGCCAATTGCGTCTCGCCGGCTGTGACGACAGTAAAGCGGATATGCCGATCGCCAAGTAGAAACTCGACGCGGGCGCGATCGTTCTGCCAACCCGATGAGAACCCCTTGGCGCCGAACTTTGTCACCAGTCGCTCGATGTCGGCTTTGGTGTCGGTGATCGGAACGCGCGTGCGGGCGGCGAACGGAGCCATGAGCGTTTCCTCGGTTTAGACGGGGTCGGGATCGTCGATTTCAATTTTCCATAGCGCGAGCAGCAAAGCCTCGGCTCTACCGTGATCTTTTTTGCGGGCTAACGGCGCGGTCGGAAAACGGCGGATGGCGAGGGCGCGGCTCTTTTCGGCGTCGTTGTTGAGACTGAAATGTTTCTTCCACTTGGTCGGCGGAACGCTAATGATCGGCACGTTATGTGCGGCGAGCACGCCGCGGATCAGGCCACAGCCCATGCCGAACTTGAATGTCGAGCTGACGCCCTGCTTGGGCATGCTGCCGACCAGCTCGACCACGGCGACGTGAGGCTTGAGCGCATTGACCACGCGCGCCCATTCGGCGGCGTTAACTTGGCGGTCGACAACCGGGATGTCGTCGACAAGCGGATCTTTGAGGTTGCTGGTGACCAGCGCCCACGCGCCGCTGACCGAGCCGGGGTCGACGCCCAGGACACGCATCAGACGATGTCGTCTTCAATAAAGAACAGGGTGTTGAAGGCGTCGCGAGACGGAATTAAACGCCCGCGCCGGCCCTTGGTTTTCTTCCAACGCCGGAACATCTCCATCGCGCCGGCCACGCTGCTCACCTGCAGCGCATCGCCATGCCGCAACTGGTCAAAACGATAGCGCGAGGTTTTGGTGTCGACGCGAATGACTTTCGGCGGCATTTGGTGTCGCTCTGGTGCTGGGGTGTCGTCCGCACGCTACCAAGTCGTTTGCTCAAAAGTCAAGCGCGATTTTCACCCCATTTGTGACAATTGCGGGTGAGACTGAAAAGTGGTTTAGGTCGGCGGTTGTTGGGGTTATTCCAACGGTGTTGTGTTACGGCCAACACTAGTGTAATGATTCGGGCGTTACACCCCGAACCGGGAGGCCCCCCAATGCCACAAGTAAAGATCAACCAACCGCCTCGCCTAACAGGAGCGCGCTTGCCCACCGAAAGATCGCGCGACGTCGTCTTCGCTAAGCGCCTTCAGCATTTCATGGCTGAGCGCGAGCTGACGCAATCGGATCTCGCAGCGAAAATATGGGGCCGCGCCGTCAACACGGAAGGCAAGAATGTCGCCCGCGGTCGCGATCGGATCTCGGTCTGGACGAATGGAAAAAATATTCCTGACACAAAAAATTTAAGCAAGCTGGCGAGGGCGCTCGGTGTTAAAGTCTCAGACTTAATTCCGGAAGCGGAGATGAAAGCCGCGCACCGCGGCCTCGCAGATTGGTCGTTCACCAAGCCGCATGGTGGCGATCCAGGGCAAACATTTGTGCAGATCGCACAGTTCGTGTCAGACGACGCCGCGCATGCGATCCAGGGAATTCTGCTGAAAGACGCCAAGGGGGGACATTAACCTTAGAGGAGCTGTTGTAATGGCTGAGGGTGAGAAAGTCCAAGGAACGATCGAGGTCGAGCCGCGCGGAACAGTGGACAGGCCCTCCATAATCGTCGAGGTCCAACGCGCGGTCAGAGCCTACCAGGGGACCAAGCCAGTGGCGCCGCCGGCGATCATTGAGCGCTGCCTGGCCGCCTGGGACGAGCTGGGAAGCCTCGACGATGTGGACTGGGATGCGATCGAACCTGATCTGGTCGACGAGATTGAAGTGCTGCAGGCTTTGTTCGCGACGCGGCGACAGCGATGAAAACCTCCATTTGGGTGATGCTTGACCCGAATTTCAGCGCTGAAGGCTTAGGCTTTCTGCCCGACATCCTGCTCAACGACGACAAGCGATCGGTCAAGGATCAGCTGGAGGACCGCTACCGGCATGGCGGCGGCTGGCGGCCGATCCCAGGCTTGACGATGACGCCCAGCCGCACCTTGCGCTTCCCTGGCGATCCTCCCTACCGCCCGAGCGCGATCACCAAGATCAATCACGAACTGGTGATTTTCTACCGTCAGGCGAGCCTGCTCGCCGTCGTCCAGCCGGACAAATCTTTCACCGTCGTGAGGGTTGATTAAAGCGGAGCGCGTGATGCGGCAGTACATTCTGGTCGGACATCAGCCCGTCATCTGCCGGGATCTCATGACCTGGGCGCATTGGTTCGAAACGGCCGATCGATGCGTGCGCCTGACCGAACAGGGCGACGTGGTGGTCTCGACGGTGTTCCTGGGGCTTGACCACGCTTGGGGCGATACGCCGGAGCTGTTCGAAACGATGGTGTTCGCCGGCGACCACGGCGGCGACATGGAGCGCTATTCGACCTGGGATGAAGCCGAAGCCGGCCACGCGCGTTGGGTGGCGACAGTGTTCAAGCCAACGCCGATCCTCAAACTACCGGAGAAAGCCTGATGGACGCAGCATTGACCGTGGCCTTCGACACCGGCGTCTTCATATCGCATGCATCAAACGATTCTGGCATGTCCACCATCCTGCCGGTGATCGCGGGCTGGCTCGATGTCGTGACCGAGATCAGGGAAGCCGTCCAGGGGCTCCGCCCAGGGGCGAACATCCGATTGATAGCTGAGCGGCGCCTGGCCGCCTTCCGCCGGCTGCAAGCGCTTCCTGACTGGGTCTGGGACACGCTTGAGCCGATCATAGTCGAGGAGATCGCAGAGCTGCACGATTCCTGCGCCACCGACAAGGACCTGCAATGATGGCGACGCTGGATGTGGTCGCCATCGTCGCGATGTGTTTCATCGCCTTCTTCCTGGGGTGCTCGACCTATTTGCTCAACACCATTCGGCGCCACCACGTCGCGGTGATCGCCAACCTGAAAGCGATAAACGATCAGTACATGCTGGGCTTTGAAGTGGTGACCAACGAACTGAACAAGCTCGACGAGCGGGTGAAGGAGCTGGAGCGACATGGCTAAGCTGCAAACGGTTAACGAGCTGCAGGCAATGGCGCTCGACCACGCCCAATTCATGTTGCTTGGCGAGGTCGACACGCAGCTCGCGGCGACGTGGTGGATTCAATTCGACAATGGGCGGCCCGGCGAGATGATTGTCACGCCATGGGAGGATGAAGCCGAAAAGCTGGCGGTGGTCGAGATGATCCGCAACAAGCTTAAAGATCCGCATGCGCGCAATTACGCCTTCGTCAGCGAGGTTTGGGTGGCGATCGAGAGCCGCACGCGTCGAAGCGGCTTAACGCCAGAGCAGCGTCCTGACCGGCGCGAGGCGGTGATGGTCCAAGCCTTCGATCGCCGCGGCAAGGGCGGCCTCAGGATCTACCACATCAAGCGTGACGACAAGGGCGCGATCACCGCCCTGCCCGAAGACAAAAACCCTTCGCGCTGGCAGGGCCGCGTGTTCAATCTGTTCCAGGACGAGAAAACGCAGCACGGCGTCGTCCGCCGCGGCGTGGTGACGGGAAAGGCGACGATCACCCGAACGCCGGTCAACGCCTGCCTCGATTGTGGCCGCAAGATCAGCGCCGGCGC